ATGCAGACGCTGTATATTTTGATCCGGCAACCTTTGATGATGTTACAACAGACGGAAACACTGTAGAACCAAGACCAACTGCCAGCGGCGTACAAGGCGACTATGCTAGAAATGATTGGGATCAAAAATACGGCGGAACACACAACGCAGACGGAACTCGTAAAGAAGCAAACGAAAGTGTTGAACCAATGCCCAAAGGTGCATTTATGGTTGAGGATCGTGCTATATGGCGTTCGCTGTATGAAAGCACACACTACACAAACGGCAAGCCTCGTCCACGTACATTTATTACAGAAAGCAAACGTGCTATTCCAGAAATAACATTTGAAGATGATGACAAGTTCTTTGAAAACTACGGTGTTATGTGGTTCAATGAAGACGATGTTATAGACGAAGCAGAGTATCAAGGACGTAAAGTTAAACTTGGCAAGCCTATGGCTGGCGATGTTAAAAAGTTTAAAGTATATGTTAAGAATCCAAAGGGCAATGTAGTCAAAGTTAACTTTGGACAAAAAGGTGCTAAAATCAAAAAGAACAATCCAGAACGTAGACGCAGTTTCCGTGCAAGACACAACTGCGATAATCCTGGACCTAGACATAAAGCAAGATATTGGAGTTGCAGAAAATGGTAAAATCAGAAGCACAGTTAATAAGAGAGTTAGGCGATCGTCTTTCAAAAATTAATCCGGTCGATGAAAGTGCAGAAGATAATACTCCTGCAAGACCTTTTTATGTAAAAGTAGAAAAATCTAAAGAGAAGTAATATGAAAATAAACGAATTTCACGATATGGATATACCAGATGAGATTGTTCCAAAGCCTGACTATGATGTAGCAGCAGACTTACTAATCTTTATGCGTAACGATCCTATGTTTTATAGAAAAACATTTTTCCCAGCGGTAGAAACATACAAAGAAAATGACAAGGATACTTCGCCTATTGAAAATATGATCAAGGGCGGACTAGGACAGTATTGTCAAAAGTTTAATATTCTTAACCCAACAGACGAACTAATGGGCGAAGGTGATATACAAGAACTTGCATTAAAAATAATACAAGATGAAATGGAAGACATTTCTGAAGGTAGAAGTCCTCATAAAAAAGGTACTAAAGCATACAAAAAGCACATGGCAGCGATCCACGCTAACGGAGGCTAACATGGACATCAAAGACTTACAGCACCTAGCAGGAATACGCAATAAGTTTACCGGGTACACACCTTATGTTCCTGAAAACATGAGTATCACAGGTACTGAAAAAGCTAAGATACAACGCAAGAAAAAAATACAACCTGGCACTGAAGAATGGTTTAAACTATGGTTTAGTCAGCCGCATCTAACAGGCGAAAAACCAACATGAGAATGCAAGAAATAACCGAAGGACGCCTTTGGGCACAAACAAACGATTATTTAAATATGGAGCCGCCTCCGGCTGTATATGCCAAGTATGCTGTGTCGCATTCGCAGTTTCCAGAACTTAAAGTTATTAAAGGAAATATACAGGCGCTTGTTGATAACAAACAAGATTTGGCACAACTTCAACAGTGGCTCAACAGTAATGGGTATGATGCAGGAGCAGTAGACGGAACATGGGGTCCACAGACTCGTGCTGCATTGCAAGCGTTTAATCAACATTTTGTAAATTCATATAATCGTGCTAAACAACAAAGAGATTTAGCTAGATTCTTTAGAGTAGTTGATGCTGTTATGTTTGTTGCTAATCCGGCTGCTTTTGTTACAAATAAAGTTCGTGGAGCAGCAACAGATGCAGTAGCAGGTACAGTACAAAACGCATTTCAAGGAAAAACCAGTTGAAGATTGAACACTTAGATGAAGGCGTAGGACGTATTATAAAAGGTGTAAACACTACGCCCGATGTCGGAGTGAATCAAACCAGTATAGAAGCAGGTAAGTTTGGAAACAAAGTAGACAAAGATGGACGTCCTCCTACACTTAGTAGTGCAGTTAAAGGTAAAAGTACAAATGTACTGTTTAACTTAGGACTTACCGAAGGTATAAAGTTGCGTTTAGAACGTGATAAGAATATTGATGTATTGCATATTATGGACACCAATGACAAGCAACGTATTGAAGTGCGTGGTAAAAAAGGTTACGAAAGCGGTGGCTATGATTCAAAGGATAAACTACACCAAGTATTAGACCGTGTGGGCAAAGCTGCTAATATAAGTGAACTTATGAACGGTGAAGTAGTAAGTATCAATCCTAACCATCCACAAGGCACAAGAGCAATACGCACTGCTAGAGATGTGCTACAAACTGAAAGTGCTCGCAGCATAATGGAACAGGCCATTATAGAAGGTGGACATAGTTTAGACGACTTAGACAAGCCTACACCAACTATAGCAGAGCTTGTTAAAATGCACGGTGTACCTGCTAAACAAATACTAAAACAACTTGAAATGGGCATCGAAGCAGAATATGAACACACTAGTGATTTTGAAGTTGCTAAAGAAATAGCATTAGATCACATTGCCGAAGATCCGAGTTATTATGACAAACTAAAATTTATAGAAAACTTTGCTGATGGTAAGAAAAAAGAAACTATAGAAGAAACTATTCGCAAGCAAGGTGACAAATATGTTATCTATAGCAAAGATGGTAAAAAGAAACTTGGCACATACAGCAGTCGCAAGGCTGCTGAAAAACGTTTAGGACAAATAGAGTATTTTAAACATGCTGGTAAGTGAGATTACAGAAAACTTTGCTGACGGTAAAGTAAAAGGCAAAAGCAGACCAGGACGAGTAAAGAAGTCTGGTGCTAGTTGCAATGGTAGTGTTACAGCACTACGCAAACGTGCTAAAAATGCAAGTGGTGAAAAGGCTAAAATGTATCACTGGTGCGCTAATATGAAAAGTGGTAAAAAGAAATGACACAAGAAGAACTAGCACACTACATAGCAAAGTATAAAGAACATGAAGTGCAAAGAGCTAGTACTAACGAACGCAATGCGTATTGGAGAGAATACAATGAAAATAAATGAACTATTAGAAACAACTAGTGCAGGAAGCGTAGCAGCAGTAGCAGCACCAATCGGTGGTATGCAATCTCGTCAACCTAAAAACCCAGATGGTACTGCTAAAAATGCATTAGACAGTGATACATTAATGGCTGGAAAGAAAAAGAAGACTAAGAGTAAAAAGGCATAAATACTTAAACTACTAGTATGGAGCCAATCAATGACTAAAAAAACAAATGAAGGTCTTGCAGACTTAGCTGATGTAGCTGAGCGCGACCACGAAGTACAAATGGCACGAAGCGATTTGTACAAACTTGCAAAATATTCTATCAAACTACACGAGATGCTAAAAAATGTAAGTGAAGCAGAAGGTATAGAAGGATGGCAGCAAGCTAAGATTACCAAAGCAGCAGATTATATTTCAAGTGTATATCACGCATTGGATTATGACACAAAGTTTGAAAGTGTAAATGTAGCAGAAGATGCAAAGCCAAAAACAATAAAACGTACATTATCTGATTCTCAAGTTAAATCTTACAAAGGCAGTTTATCTGAAAAACTTTCAACTATAACAGGGAGATAATCATGAGAATACGTGAGCTATTTGAATCAGCAACTCTATGCAACGAATGCGGAAATCCTAGTTGGAAAACACTCGAGTCAGATGATCTTGATGAAGGTAAAAAGAAAAAGAAATCAACCAAGAAAAAAGGCAGCCACGGTAAAGTGTGCTGGAAGGGCTATCGCAGAGGTAAAGGTGATAGTTGTCATAAAGTAAAAGGGGACGGTTAATGGACTTTAATGCACTACAACACAAACTATTTGCAATGGATCCAGTTGATCCTAAAGAAGATATAGCAAGAATGAAAGCACAAGCTGCCGCTCCAGCAGTTGAAAGCAATAGCATTGACTATATTAACGAGAGTGCTATAGTTCCTGAAGGTTCCTTAAAAATGGATCGTGATTATAGTGTAACAGATTTTGCTGCACTAGCAGGTGTTACTATAACTGAATCACAAAGAACTGGCAGTGCTGGACAAGCAAAAGCCAATGCACCGATGCCGGCGGCAAAACCAGGGCGTACTACACATCCATTAAAAGATAAACTAGTAGGTGAATGCGCTGATGATACAGTTCGCATAGAAAAACTTGAAGATAAAATTAAATCACTAGAAGCTATTGTTATAAAACTAGCTGCAAAAGCAGGATTAGTTGAACGTGAACTTAGTAACGACGAAGAAAAAGAAAAAGAACGTCTTGTTAAGGGCATGAAGAAAAACAAAAGCGATTTCAAAGATCGTTACGGAGATGATGCAGAAGCAGTTATGTATGCTACTGCTACAAAACGTGCAAAACAAACCGCAAGTGTGGATTATTCAGATGATATTAAAACAAGATTGTATGATGCGTTAAATAAGAAAATGGGTGTATAATGAAACTAAACGAGTTTATCGTTGAAAATGTTTTAAAACAATTTAGGACAGCAGCAGGTCCAGGACTTTCAATGAATAATCCCGGTAATCCCGATGGCAGTCATGTTGTAGAAATCAAACGAGCTTTAAAGAAGCATACTCTTGTAACAGGAAAAACACAAAATGGCAGTTTTCAAACTGCTGGGCCTGCATGGTCAGGTGATGAGTCAGGAACTTGGGATCAAACATTAGACGATGCTATTAAAACTTGGAAAAATAGTATCAACATACAAGTTAATAATCCAAACGAACTAAACACTGCTTTAGGAGAACTACGAGAAAAAGATATTCGCTATCTTATTAGTACTAGTCTTTTTCCAGCTGGAAGCGGATCTATGGCAGGATTGCTACAAATAGGCAACAGTGGCACAACTCCTGGAAATCAAAATACTACTGCTACCTGGGAAGGACAAGAAGTTGATGTAAATCATGTTATTGATACTCCAGTTGGACAAGTAACTGATACAGCACAAATGATTGCTGCTATTGGCTTTAGTGGCTGGTATTTTATTCTACAAGAACTACTTAACAAACGTGAAGAAAACACACAAGGAATACAACAAAGTCGAAACGCAAGACTAGCCGAACTCAATAGAATGATGGTAACCATCTATGAAAGACAAAATGAGCTTGGATCTAGATGGCTAGAGGAAGTATGGAAAAGAGGAGTTGTCCTTAAAATAAGTGACGGACTGACTGCTACTCTTGCAAATGGCGAGGAAATGGAGTTTTCACCGCCAAACTGGCGCAATGGGTCAATGCGTGAAGAAGCACAACAACTTTACGAATATTTTAGACAACTTGCAACAGGATTAATAGCCAAGTTTAAACAACAAGACTCCGAAGCTGATGCAGCAAGAAATGCTCCAGATGTAGTTGATACACCTACATTAGATGCAACTACTACAACAGCATGGGTTACTGCAATGAATCAGGCATTCGAAAATAGTATTGGTGCAGGTATTATACCAGGGGGTCGAGGATTTGGATATGATCGTGAAAAGATCAGCGATCTAATGAATCAACTAAACACAGCAGGAGATTGGGACCAAGTTGAGGAAGCATACGATGCACAGTTTGAAGATCTATCAACACAGCTAGTTGATGAACTTAGCGAAGCTGATTATCAAGCCCTAGTTATAAGACGACTTACTGCATTAAGAAGAATAAATCCAAAACTGTTGTATGCATCTATTGTTTGGGGACAAGACACTGATAGCATGGATGTTAGTATTGATGATGACACCTATACTGTTGTTAAACAGTTAGATAGTAATGGGTTTCCTGTGGTCAACAAAGGCAGACGTGAAGTTAACGATGTATTAGTTATTGATGATGCATTGAAGGCAGCGATTGAACTATCTGGTGGAACTGTTCCTGATCTAAACATTGAAGCTAATGAAGAACACCGTGCAATGGGCGGCGCTATTATTGTAACAGTAATAAACGATCGTGTTCCAGAAATGACAGCGTTTTATACAATGCAAGATCCGTTTAGTGAATCACAGTTTAAATCATTAGGTCCGAGACGGTTGCTAGGTATAAGTGAAGGTGCTGCGGTGCTTGTAGCAAATGGTTCAAGTGAAGAATCTGTTGCACAATGGATACACGGACAAGTTATAGACGATAGACTTTGGCTTATTGGCGATGAATCTCAAGATATCGAAGGTGCTGCTAATGTTCATTTTGATAGTAGGTATAGAGACGAAAGTGAACAATCAGACGGATTCGAAAGCGATGATGATGATGTTGAAAATACAGAACTCGAAACTGATCTTATAAACAGATTATTCAGTCCTGATGCACGAAATGCTGCATTGGCAGAACTTGGACAAATATCTCCAGACACAGAACTACAAAGAGTATATGACAGAGTTTATCGCGGATATCAAAGTACACACGGCAAATGGCTAGACGAAGATATTACACAAGTAAGCGAATTAGAAAACTATGTAGAAGGTGATCAAAACAATATTCCAGATGGCTTTAAATCTATCATGGGTAAAATAGGCATTCCATATGCTGCACCAACACTGATGGCCCAAATATTTAAAGAAAGTATGGAACCTGGATGGTTTGGTTGGGGAACTGATGATAATCTATTAGGTGCGTTGATTGCACAAATAAGAAATAGAGAAGATTATTTACAAGTAAATGAAAGATACAAAGCAAAATACGGTAGCGACTTAATCGACGATGTTGATGCAGAGGATAGTAGTTGGAAACTCAACAATGATGGTGAATTTGTTGAAGCACTTAAACTTGCTATTGGAGAAGATGTTGATATTACACGAGAAGGTATAAGCACGCCTGCTATGAGAGCATTTTCTACAATGCGTAACGAACCTACAGAAAATAATATTGCAGCCTTTAGAGCAAAGATTAGTAAATCTAACTTTGATAGTGTTGGCGCAGTAATGTATATACTAGATGAAATCAATAATATTGTATTAGCAACTCCAGGTGCATCACCGGAACAACAAGAAGAGTTTTTACAAATCATTGCAGATTTTGAAGAAACATTTGAAGGTGAAAGAGCTGAGCGTAGAGGATATAGTGCGCCAAAGTTTGAAGATATAATTGCTGACTGGAAACTAAACAACAGCGATCAATGGTTTCAATAATAGTGGACGAGTACGATTTAGACGAGCACGAACTTTATCTAAAATATCCACAACATCACAAATGGTGGAATAAACTTTATCTAGCAGAAACCATGGGCTATAGTTGTGGTCCAGGGGGTGTAAGAATACCCAGCACAGGCGAATATGTAATACGTCCTATATACAATCTTATAGGCATGGGCGTGTGTACAACTATAAAAGTATTAAAACAAGGTGATTGTACCAGCACACCTCCGGGTTACTTTTGGTGCGAATACTTAGAAGGCAATCATTACAGTGCTACATACGAAAATATCAACGGTACATGGAAACCTTTACACTGCTGGCAAGGATTTAACCGGAAATCAAATGTTGTAAAGTTTAATAAATGGATACGCAGTGATTATACACCAACCATTCCCAAAGCTATTGCTAATATAAATAATGTAAAGTATATCAACATTGAATACAAAGGCGACAATCCTATTGAGTTGCATTTTCGTCCTAGTGGCAATCCAGATGGTACATCGATTAGTAAGTGGAATGAATATATTCCTATATGGCATGATACTACACAGTTTGAAAAAGACAAACTAGTTGACCAAGGATACACTTGGATAGATAATCCGTATGATAACTGGATGGAAGACATGGAGCCGTATTTGAACGAAAGGCGGCTCGGGTACTATGTACGGTAGAATTGATTTATCCAAAGTAAAATACAAACTAGATCCTGACATTTTTTTGCACAAACCTAGTTGGAAAGAAGCAGCACACGTATACAATGTCTATTGTAAATACAAAAACTTTGATAGTGTGTTTCCATTGTATAGTGATGATATTTTACAGAATGATTTTCATTGTTTGTATATAGACAATAAACTTGTAGCATGGGAACAAACAAGAACATATACAAATGACAAAGTTGCATTTAGTGATCAGTTTGCATGGGATTACAGCAATCCAGAAGATAGAGTTGGTTGGAGATTTAGCTACCACGTTCCGGCTTATTACAAGTCACAAGGTTATAAGTATCTATACTTAGGAGATCACCACGACTATAAAAGTCGTATTCAAGGATACGAAATATTAGGTCCAATAAAAACACTTGACAACAAAACATAACTACTGTATATTAAACTTAATAAAAAGGAGTATTGCATGAGCGATAGAGTATATGGACAAGAAGAAAAAGCCAAGCTAGAACGTCTAGTTAAAGAAGGTGTAACTGTACTACAGGAAATCGAAGATCTGCAAGGCGGATTAAAAGAAACTGTAAAAGCAGTTGCCGAAGAACTAAATGTTAAACCAAGTCTTATTAACAAAGCCATCAAAGTTGCACAAAAACGTGACTGGAGTCGAGTTGCAGACGAATATGAAGATCTTGAAACTATTGTTGCTACAGTAGGATACGATACGGAGTGAATGAAAAGAAATATAGTATAGTGAATAATAAGGAGACTCCATGCCATACGTAGACGCATTTTTTGACAGAGATTCGGATATTATTCGAGTAGTTGAACGCAAGGACGGAAAAAGACATTTCCATGAATATCAATCAAAGTACACATTTTATTGTGAAGATCCGCGTGGTAAGTACAAAAGCATCTACGGCGACCAACTAAGTCGGATTGTATGCAAAAACACAAAAGACTTTAGAAAAGAACTTGCTATCAACCGTGGCAAAAACTTGTTTGAAAGTGACATTAATCCAATCTTTCAGTGTTTGAGTGAAAACTATCTTAATCAAGATGCACCAAAGTTGAATGTAGCGTTTTGGGACATCGAAACCGACTTTGATCCAGAGCGTGGATTTGCTCCAGTCGAAGATCCGTTTATGCCGATCACTGCTATCACTGTGTGCTTACAGTGGTTAGATAGTGCGCTAATAACTGTTGCTATGCCTCCCAAAGGCATGCCACTTGAAGAAGCAACAGCAATGTGCAAAAAACGCTGGGGTGATAATACTTGTATACTTTTTCCCAACAGCGAAGCAGGCGAAGGACAAATGCTTAGTATGTTCTTGGACTTGATTGAAGATGCTGATATCCACAGCGGATGGAACAGTGAAGGATACGATGTTCCATACACAGTTAACCGTATTAAACGTGTACTAAGCAGTGATGATACACGTAGATTCTGCTTATGGGGACAAAAGCCCAAGCGTAGAGAATATGAAAAGTTTGGTAAGACAAGTGAGACATATGATACTATCGGAAGAGTACATATGGACTATCTCAACTTGTATCGCAAGTATACATACGAAGAACGTCATACATATCGACTGGATGCCATCGGCGAACTGGAAGTAGGAGAGAACAAAACTGTATATGAAGGTACACTTGATCAGCTGTACAACAATGACTTTGAAACTTTTATTGAATACAACAGACAAGACGTTGCACTGTTAGACAAACTAGACAAGAAACTAAAATTTATCGATCTTGCAAATGTACTAGCACACGAAAATACTGTGTTACTACAAACCACAATGGGTGCTGTTGCACTTACTGAGCAGGCTATTGTTAACGAGTCGCATAGACGTGGTATGCAAGTGCCGAATAGAAAACAACACGAAGGAAACACAGCAGCAGCAGGCGCATATGTTGCATTTCCTAAAAAAGGTGTGCATGAATGGGTTGGATCAATGGACTTAAACAGCCTGTATCCAAGTGTTATTCGTGCATTAAATATGGGCCCCGAAACTGTAGTTGGTCAAATACGTTTGGATATTAGTGACGAGCGTATTCACAATGATACAACGCTAAAAAAGAAGAGCTTTGCAGGCAGCTGGGAAGGACGTTTTGCAACTGAAGAATATGAAGCAGTTATGGAACAAAAACGTGATGTAATGCTTACATTAGATTTAGAAAACGGGCAGGAAGAAGTGCTGAGTGCAGCAGAAGTTTGGAAGTTGATTTATGATAGTCATCAGCCATGGATGCTTAGTTCAAATGGTACAATCTTTACAAACGAGTTTGAAGGTGTTATTCCAGGACTACTAAAACGTTGGTACAGCGAACGTAAAGATCTACAAAAGAATCTTAAAAAAGCAAAAGATGCTAAGAACGAAGTAGAGATTGAATACTGGGATAAACGTCAGTTGGTTAAGAAGATTAACTTGAACAGTTTGTATGGTGCTATTCTCAATCCAGGTTGTAGATTCTTTGACAAGCGTATTGGACAGAGTACAACGCTAACAGGTAGAACTATTGTTAAACATATGAGTGCAGAGGTTAATAAGATTATTACTGGTGAGTATGATCATGTTGGTAAAGCTGTTATCTATGGCGATACTGACTCTGTGTATTTTAGTGCATATCCTGTACTAAAAGATGACATTGCAGCGGGAAAGATTCCGTGGACCAAAGATAATGTAATAAAACTTTATGACCAAGTGTGCGAGCAGGCAAACGAAACATTTCCAGAAATGATGCTAAAAGCATTTCATTGTCCAAAGAGTCGTAGCGATGTTATTGCAGCAGGTAGAGAGATTGTTGCTGAAACTGGGCTGTTTATCACTAAGAAACGCTATGCAGCACTAGTGTACGACATTGAAGGATTTAGAACAGATGAAGATGGAAAACTAGGCAAAGTCAAAGCAATGGGCCTGGACTTGAAGCGTAGTGATACGCCGGTGTTTATGCAGGATTTCTTAAAAGAGTTGCTTGATATGGTACTACAGAAAAAACCTGAAGCAGAACTACTTGAAGCTATTAGTCAGTTTAGACGTGATTTCAAAGAACGTCCAGGGTTTGAAAAAGGTAGTCCAAAACGTGCAAACAAGATTGGACACTATCAGCGTCTTGAAGAGAAGCAAGGCAAAGCAAACATGCCCGGACACGTAAGAGCAAGTATCAACTGGAATACACTAAAGCGTATGAACGGTGACAAATACTCACAAGAAATCGTCGACGGTATGAAGGTTATTGTTTGTAAACTAAAACAAAATCCACTAGGATATACAAGTGTTGCATATCCAACAGATGAACTACGTATTCCGGATTGGTTCAAAGAACTGCCATTTGATGGCGATGCTATGGAAGAAGTTATTATTGACAACAAACTAGACAACTTGATTGGTGTGCTGGACTATGACTTAGAAAGTACAAAACAAAAAACTACATTTAATAACTTATTTGATTGGAGTTAATATGAAAGTAGGTATTACATTTAGTGCATTTGATTTACTTCATGCCGGACACATCGGCATGTTACGTGAAGCAAGAGCAAACTGCGATTATCTTATTGTAGGGTTGCAAACAGATCCTACAATCGATCGGGCCGATACCAAAAACAAACCAGTGCAAACTCTAGTTGAACGCTATGCGCAACTTAATGCACTCAAGTTTATTGACGAGATTGTGCCATACGAAACTGAGCAGGACTTAATGGATATACTAGAGCTGTTTCAAATTGATGTAAGGTTCTTAGGCGAAGAATACAAAGAAGACGAGTTTAGTGGCAAAGATATATGTCGCAAGCGAGGTATTCAACTGCATTTTAACAAGCGTGATCACAGATTCAGCACAAGTGATTTACGCAAACGAGTTGCTGAAAGAGAGAACAAATGATTAAAGCATTTTGGACTGGGTTCAAACAAGGGTTTAAGCAAGGGTTTAAGCAGTTTTTTTGGATAGGTATAGCACTTGGTGTCGGAACATCACTAGGTAGTTGGAGTCATCCTTATGAACAGTGTAAGCGTATGTACGACACGCCTGAAGATATTTCAGAGTGTGTTTGGATTAAGGAGGCTGAATAATGAGTGAAGCAGCCGCAGCAATTGTGTTAGCGTTTAATGTAGGTGTTATGCTGGGCATTGGAGTAGCAACAGCAGAATGGAGCCTCATTTTTGGTGCTGCTGTATTACTGTTTGTAACTGTATGTTATTATCGTAATTTTGTAAAACCCAAGGAGAAATTGTAATGTGGACACTGTAGAATATTATACTTGCGCCAGCTAGAAAAAGGTTGACACTATAGCCGTTCGGTGCTATAGTGTATGTATAGAAACGCTAAATGGAGGGCTCCATGCACAAACAAGCCTATAAAAAAGTATAT